GGCGGCAATGTGTCACCAGCCCGCCATGTGTCAAAAGGTCGCAAGACTAGCACTAGAGTACCTTGCGCTGTACCAGAGTAGCGGCGTCTGCTGCCGGGTCATAATGAGCGCCAAAGCCGATGGCGATAATGCTTGTCACGCTGCCAGACGTGCCGTTACCGGCCGTTACCGTGCAGCCCACATAGTCATCATCGCCGTTTAGTTGGTCAGCCCGCACGCGCAGGATGGCCTGCTTTGCGGTTGCGGCGGCGGTGAATTGGGTGATGGCCAGCCCGGTGATGTCAGCGGCGTTTGTGCCGCTAGAGTCATCGGCGCTTTGCACTTTGGCGTTGACGGTCGTGTCTTCGTCGGCGTCTGTGGTGTTGATAATAAAGTCCACCCACTTGTGCCCAGCCATCGACACCCAACTGGATAGTTTGGTGGTGTTGTCTACCGCCGAAACGGTCGAGGAGCCAAGCAATGCGTAATCGGGATAAAACATAGTCATGGTCAAATCTCCTTAATCGCCAAAAGCGATTAGTCATTGAAGTAAACGAACGGGCTGAGCGTGTAGGAGCCTTGCGGGTCTGCCAGTGTTACCGCGCCGGGTAGCATCGGCTTGCCGTCGATCAGTTGCCCGAAACGCCATACCAGATTGCCGTTGAGGAAGTCGGCGTGTTCCGAGAAGTCGAGGTACATGCCGCCGTACTCAAACATTGTCCACATGGATAAGTCTGCCAAAATCACGCAACCGCTGCTGTTGGCTTGCGGCAGGTGTTGACTACGGACAATCGGGAACCCGTGCAGCGTTGTCGCCAGCGATTGGGCAATGTTGGCCTGGAATGTACCAGCGCCCGTGCCGCGTTCCATGCCGGCGATGTCTGGGATGATAGACGGGTGGATCAGCCACACCGGCTGCGTGCCGCCCTGCAAAAAGCGGCTTAACATTTCGTCGGCATCTGCAACAGCAAACACGCTGTTGGTGTCCGGCGTGATGCCGATGGCCCCACCCCAATTCAGGATGCCCAACGGTTGGTCAACGCCATTGCCGCGCAAAACATAAAACTCCGTTTTGCTTACCATTGCCGTGGCAATGTAGCGGCGCAAAAGGGCTTCAACGGCGGGCGCGTAGGCAACCAGTTCTTTCGATGTCTTGACGTAGCCACTCAGCGCGTCAAACACCTGCCAGCGGATTTGCTCAATCTTGCCGGTCTCTTCGGTGTAGGCACCGCCTTCACTGCGGCTATTTGTGCCCACGCCACCAGCCTCGGCCGTGTCGCCACTACCCGCGGTAGGCGCGGTCGTGAAGTCAGGGATAGGCATACGGCCGGATGGCTGGCCTACGGGCTGCCGGTCAATCAGTTGAGCAATGCCGCTGTTGAGGTTGATGGTCTTGTTTAAGCCATCTTGGAACCCTTCCGGGATGGCATAGCCTAAACTTTCGCCGGTCTGCGAATTGTGCGCCTTCGTTGCGCCGTACACGCTGGCCAGTCGTTTGGTGTTGCCGCGCGCAATGGCAATGGCAAAGTCGCCCAGGCTTTTGACACCGGCGCGGTCGTTACCCTCGCTATCGGGTGCAACATAGCCAGCATCGCGCAACGGCGCGTTGCTTTCAATCAGTGTTACAAGTTCGCCAAATTGCTGGCTCATTGCCGCAAGTTGGGTTTCCAGCGCCTCGATAGCGCTGTCGTTTTCAAGTTGTTCGGTCATGGTTTCTCTCTCCATTTTTACAATTTCAATTCTCCCCTCTTGCGTTGCGGCGGCGGTTTCCTGGCCGCCCTCTGCCGGTAGCAAATCAGGGTACAATGATTTAATACGCTCCACCCCCAAAGTTCTTGGCTCGGCAGGTGTGGTTGTCAAACTAAATTCAACAATCGGCCATGTCTTGATTGACTTGCCGCTGCGACGGGCAAGATGCCCGATTGTGCCGGATGAAAAGCCGACTTTCCCGGCCTGCACCAGCTCCATCACGGCGGCGGTGTAGGCTTCGCTTTTGGCTAATTCCGCCTCCACAAACAAGCCAATGTCATCTGGTGTGACGGCCGTTGCGTAGCCCAGCCGCGTGTCAACGGTTGCCTTGTTCATGGCGTGGTCGTAGTAGATGGGTTTTTGCGGCACAAGGTCAAGCTGAAAATCAGTGTCTGGCGTGAAGGCCTCGCCTTCCAAATCAGCGCCGCCGTACACCACGCCATAGCCGCCAATGATGTATGTGTCGTCTGTCTCCCCTAGCATTTTTACATAATTCATAGTCGCCTCAAAACAAAAAAGCGGTGGAAACGGTAGAAGTCAAGGTGTAAACCTTTTCTTTCCTACTCGCTTCCACCGCTTGATTTTACTGGTCAAGCCTTAGGCGGTTGCCTTTTTCGGTAGCTATTCAATTAAGCCCGTCTTTCCGGGCTGTCACGACATCCCCGCTTACTTACACATGACCGGTCGTTTGTGCTTTTAGCTGCCGCAGTGAGCTAAGGGGTGTACATGGTGGTGCCGTTCTCACACTTGCCGTTAGTCTAGCACAAACGGCCGTTTGGTGTCAATTTTAGCGACTTAGCTCTCGGTTGATAGCATTGCTCCAGATGTTGTTTATCTGGTCTGCGCTCTTGTCTATTGCCTGCTGCTCTGTCGTCCACCCGCTGGCCTTGTGAAACGGCTGTTGGCTGCTCATTGCCTGTACATATCGCCCGTAGCTTGTGTTATTGCCCACTGTGCCTTGTACGCCATTGGTCGTGTTTTTCACCTCTACAACCCATTTGCGCCCTAATGTACCGCTGCGCACATAGCCCACGCCTTCGCGGTGACGGGCTTCGCCGCTGCGCACTTTTGCCCAATATGCCTTTTTCTGGTCAGCCGTTGCCAGCCGCGAAAATGCGCCGCTGTCCTTTTGCGGATACTTGGCGATGGCATCACGCACCACCTCTGCGCTTTCGGTCATAGGCCTGTATGCCCATTGGCTAAAGTTAGCCAGCCCGCCCAGCTTGCGGCTCACTTTGTCTAGCCCGTCAATTTTCACGCTCATTTTTTACTGCCTTTTGGTATTGTATGCCGTTGTCACCGGGATAAGGTTTTGTGTGCAAATTCTCGCCTTTTGCTATTTCTGCCGGTATTACTTCTGAAAATGCAAGGCAACGCCACGCTTCAATAAAATGCTGACAAGTAAAACAGGATGGTACAGCGGTCATCGTCTAATAATCTCCTCAACAATAGTCCGGATTGCCGGTGTTAATTTACCTTCCCCACCTGATACATATGCCGACACCGCTTCTGCTATTGCCTCAGCGCCTTCCGTGCCAACATCCCACCAGTCAGAAAGCGCATACCGTGATATTTTGCGAATGTCATCAGTTTGGGCAACGGCCTTAATCTGGTTGGCATAAGCCCACCCCGAAGAGCCATCGGTGGCGTGTGTCAATTCATGATACATCAAACTTCTAAAATCAGTGCTGGCAAAACTATGCGCCGGTAAGCCGTCAAATATACTTAATTTTGCACTGGCATTACCCCGCATATATAAAACATTGTCGCCACTATTGTATGATGCCCAAACGTTTGGACGCCCGGCAAAAGCTTTGTTGTCAAAGATAATCCTAGCGCCCGCGCCGCCTTCGTGCCTAAACTCAAATTCTTGCACAACTTCCAAGACATTTCTAAGCGTTTCCTTGGTGACACGTGTTCCACCAGCAGAAGATATTTTTGTTTCCAGATTATCTTCTGCCCACCAAAAGCCATCTTCCACAGTGCCAAACTCGACGTTAACCGGCCTGTATCTAGGGTGAGAATACGGCTGGCTTCCGGTTGGCGTTGGCGTTGGCGTTGGTGTTGCGCTTGCTTCCAATGGCATGGCCTCCGGCGTCACAATCTGCGCCGTTACCCAGCACCGGCAGCGCGGGTGGGCTGGCGGTGAATCTATACCGCCCGGAAACGGCTCGTTGACGTTTGCCGTCTGCCCGTTCAATGGCCCACAAATGGGGCAGACTAGCGCATCATTGGCAGTATTCCACCGCTTGCGCTCCACTACCCCGGCGGCGTTCCATGTCTCAATCTGCGAATGTGCAAATGAGCGGGTGACTTCGGTGACTGCTATCATCTCGCCCCGCACCGGCCCAAATATGGCGTCCACGCGCTTTGTTAGTTGCGGTATGCTTCCATCAGGGCTGGCTATAAATTCGTCAATGTAGCCGCGTAGCTGGGTGCTGGTGGTATTTGTGATGCCCCGCACCAACTCGAAAGAATAGCCATTTAGCCAGCGCCGCGCCGCCTCGTTGATAAGCTCCCAGTTGAAGCCAATGTCCAGCATAGATGACTTGCCCGTCACCTGCTTTTGTAAAGCGCGGCGTTCAATTGTCGTTGCTGCGTCAATGGTTGGCAGTAGCGCCCGGTAAATGGACAACCTAAACTCCTCATTTGTTTCATAATCGGTCAAGCGCCGAAATACTTCTTCCAAGCGGTCAGGCGTCATGTCGCGAAATAGTTCGCGCTTCATTTTGCGCAGCGCGGCTTCGATATCGGCGGCAGCTTGCTTTTCCAGCCGGTCAAGTAAACGGCCATATGGGTGGTCATTGTCTACCGCCTTCAAATAACCCCGGCTCATGCCGAGGTCAATCATTGCACCGAGTAGGGTCATGCGTCCAACGGCCGTATCTCGCCGCCCTCGATTGTGTAGCCGGAGTTGGCTAACGCTTTACGCATTGCCGGAACCATCACACACTTTGAGATGTACCATGCCGCGCCAATAAAACCGATAGCCAGTCCGATAATAAATGTAAGTAGTTCTGTCATGGTGACCTATGTCCTGTCATCTACAATCGGCTCGGCCTGTTCTGGCGCTGTGACGTAAATGCCTGGCGCTTCCGCCTTGATAGTGACCGGCGTTGGCTCCACAGTCACTTCCCGCTCATGGATATTTATGACTGGTGAAATGGTCAGCGGTTGGGCTTGCGGTTGGGCTGCGGCCTTGACCACCATGTCAAGGGTATCATAGTAGGCCTTGATTGCTGGACTCTCGTAAGGCTCCCCTTCGTCATCTTCGATAATCGCCACTTTTGCGGCGCGGCCCAGTATGTCACTATTGAAGGCGTCAATGTCTGCCCGTGCCCCGCGTTTTTTGTACCAGCGCCGGAATCGGGCGGCTTCGCTTTGATAAGCTGCGCTTTTTGTGCCTTCGTCGCCACCGTCGCTTGGCTCCCGCTCTTCGCCGTCATCGGTTGGCGGCAGGTTGCCAATGGTTGCGGGTTGCACCGTGACGGCCGTTGCGGTTGGGCGCGGTTCCATATCGTCGGGCAAGTCATAGCCCAAAATGGCGTAGGCGTTACCCAATGTTTCCCCGGCCGATACTAGCACGGCTACGGCGTTAGCACGCTGCACTTCTTCCTCCTGCAACGTTGTCAGTGTTTCCGGGTGCGCTTTGACGTAATAGCCATTCGGTTTTAGCGTGTGGTGATTGAAGGCATACAACACCCGGTCAACGATGGGGGCAACGGTGTAAAGAATCCACATCTGCGTTAGGCGGTCAAGCACGCTACGGTTAGCCGCCTCGCCTGTCACCAGCGGGCGCGGCGTTTCCATTGCCACGCTTATTTGCTCTTCGTTGCCCCGGTTGGTGGACTCCAGTTCCAAATCAGAAGGCTTTGTGCCCACTGACTTGATGTCCAGTCCTTTGCCAAATACCTCGACCGAGGCGGGCGACTTGACGCCACGAAATAGCGTGCGGCGTATCTTTTCCCGCAGTGCGTCTTTTTCCGGTTGCGGCGGGTTGTAATCGGCCGTCACCCAATGAGCCAATACAGCCCCCCGGCCTAACAACTCATCCATAAGCGCATCACTCATTTTCAGCACGTTGTTGGGTAGCTCGACCACACCATCTAATGCAATGCCCGGCCCGATTTCTTGCAGCCCCAGCGCCCACACCCAACCTAGATCGCCGTATTGCTTCGATGTAGCACGGGTTGTCATCTCGTCGAATTGCCACTCGTAAGACGACGCCCCCGCCTTGCGAATGAAGGAGTGTAAACGGCCGTCTACGTAGGACGGCTTAACGCTGGTTGGTGTCAGCCATCGCACCCGCGCCGGTTGTCGCCCCTTGTACTCAGTCGCCCAATACGCCGCGCCACTGTGCAGGGCGTAGACAATCTGCCACATAAGCGCACTCATGCCGCCGTATAGCGGGTTGATGTCAAAGGGCAAATCCTCTTCGTCAATTTCATCATCACTGCCGATAGCGTGAAAGGTCAACGGGATGGCGCTGGCCATAGCCGCCCGCTTGACTTTAACGCCGTGCAGGTATGCGCCCGGCGCGTCATTTGCCTTGCCTACCACATCGCCGAATAGAGATTCCCATGCCTCGGCTGTTAGATTATTTAGATTGAGTGTTGTCATATGCTTACCATGATACCCAGGCGCTATCCACGCCTTGCCACGCCAGCGCCAATGCAATCACCGTATCATCGTGCATCCCCGGCGGTGCAGAGAATCGGCGCAGCCCGCTGGGTAGCCGCTCCTGTTCATATGCCTGCAATTCGCCAATCAATACCGGGTCGTTGAGTATCTGTATGTCATGCCGCTCAAACGCCAGTGTCAGTGCGTCAATGGCTGTCGTTTTGGTGGCGTTGGTTGTCTGGAATGGCTGAATCGGTAGCCCGTCCCGCTGTAGCGCGTCAATGTTGGGCAAGCCGATGCTGTTGCTTTCGGCGATAATCAGCGACGGCGGGAACCGCTCCGCCAATGCCAGCAGTCGCCCCCGTTGCACGTTGTAATCAATCTGGTTGAAGCGGTCGAGGTAGACAAGGCGCTTTGTTGTCGCGTCCATAATGGCGACGGCCGTAAAGTCGTGCTGTTGCCCCCAGTCCACACCGTAGACGTATTGCCCGCCCCGGTTGCCATGTTCTAATGCAACGGCCGTCGCCGCCTCCATGACGCCACGAAAGACGCCGCCGGCGTCGTCAATAAATTCCGCCAAGTATTCCTGCCGGAATACCCGTTCAGGCAGGCCCAACCGCGCCGCCTCGACTTCGGCGGCGTCAATGTGCGGATTGTCCACCGTTGGTATCTGCCATGATGCCCATTCGCCATTGCTGGATTGCCCGGCTTGAAACGCCCGCCAAAACCAATTGCGGCCTTTTGGCGTGCTGATAAACACCGCCCGGCCCAATCGGTCAGATAGTGCGGGTCGGATTGCTTCCAGCCACGCCTCCTCTTGCATAAAGGCGCATTCGTCCATGACGACAAAGTCAAGCCCTTCACCGCGTAGGCTGTCTGGGTTGTCAGCGCTGCGGACTTGCACTTCTCCGCCCGATGGCATGGTGACAAGCATTTCCCCGCGCCGCACCTCAGCGCCGGTTATCTGCTGTGCTAGTCGGTTAATGAGCCGCCAACCGACTTGCGCCATCTTGTATGAGGGAGCCACCCACCACGCCCGCCCGCCCTCTAATGCCACCTTGATGCACAGCGCCGCGCCCAGCCGCGTCTTGCCCCAGCGACGCCCGCAAGCCAAGACGCGGAACCGCGCCGGGTTATCGGCTATCGGTTGCTGCCCAGCGTGAAGCGGCGGCAGCGTGATGCTAATCGTCGGCATTGTCGCCCCATGATAACTTGATGCTCATGTCGCCGCTGTGTTCGATCTGCCGTCTATCGCTCCAGTTGTCAGGGTCACGGCGGCGTAAATATTCCAGCGCTGCCCGCCAATCACCATCCTGCGCGGCTTTCGTCAAGACGGCCGTGAAACCGATTTTGACATCTGCCTGCGCCTTAGTGACTGCGTTTGAAAACTCTACATATAGTTGATCGCTTTTGTGCCCCCGCTCACCCCGTTGCATCCACCCATTAAAGGTAATGTAAGCCACCCCGGCGCTTTCGGCGGCGTCCTTGTACGTTGCCCCGGCGCGTATCGCCTTGACAATCTGCGCTTGTGTATCAGGGGTGAGTTTAGTTGGTCGGGACATGCGGCAATTTCCAATATGATGGCCGATTATTCCATAATTTCGTTTTCACTTTTTCGTAACCGCGATTTCGTAGCTCATTATTGAATAATCTGGATGTCGCTTTCCCGTCTACCATTTGCCCGTTAACCATGTATTGCGGAAAATGCCCAATTGAACGCGCCGTAAAAGCGTTGGCAATAAGCATATTTTTTGGCCTCAGCGTATCAATTACTTCTATCAAATGGTCAATTGGTGCAGGAATGTGCTCAAAATACTCCGATGCAAGCAATAAATCTACTTTATTGTTTATGTGTGATATTTCTGGAACCACATTAAACCCGTACTGGTTTCCTAAGTTAATCGCAAAATTGGTTTGAGGTATATCGGGAAAATTCGTTCCTATTACATGCGCCTGCGGAAAAATCTGTTTTAATGCTGCCGTTGTATAGCCTATACCACAGCCAAGATCGGCGATACTATTTACCTCTCCGAATGTTTTGTAAACCATGCTGCCGTCTGGCATTGAGTTTTTAGAAAGAATCGAAAGAAGATAACGGCGTGAATAGACAACCCAGCACGCCCATAAGTCGGCGACATAGTAATCTGTGCCATACACTCCCCAATACGGCTTGCCCGTTTTCAGTGATTCGTACCACTCGTTTTCCAACCTTTGGCTGATACGCAACGCGCCTCGCTTTTTCTTATCGCCCATGTAATACTCAATCGAGCGGGTTGCAATACTTTTCATTTTGTTTGTATCAAGCCCCAAGCGCTTACAACGAACAAGGAAGGTTTCAATGGCTACTCCGGGCTTTTCGGATAATATGAATTTCACGCGCTCTCCCTCTTTACTAGCTCCATGCCGTAGTTATTCACGCCGGGTTCAATAACCACATCGGGGCGTTTAATGAGCTTGTTACCTTTGAATGGGCGGTAATCAACTTCATGATGCCAGCGGTTAAACTTCCAAACAATTTTTACAACATCCGGGTGAGCCTTTTTTAATTCCTCGGCAAACTCACGGCGCTTGTTAGTCTTCTTGTAATAATCAGTCATGCCGCCTTTGACTGTCAATGTGGCTATTTTATCGGCTAAAAACGCCACAAACAGCAAGGTGCAATAACCTGCTTTTAGTATTCTCAAACACAAGTCCGTATCGTCATTGTAGAAGGTAACGTTGCGAAATGGGATGTTTGTTTTGATCAGCATGTTTGAGTACACTCGAGTGTTCAAAATAAACGGATTGTGCTTTCTCTTGCGTGGGACGAACATTTCGTACTGCATTCCTGAGATGTACAAATTTTTGTACCTTCGGGTAAAATCTTCCATGCTTTTTAGAAATGTGCCAGATGACACCCTGTACTTTATATTCTTGTGCAGCCGGTAGAAGTCTCTAATGTTATCATCCATTGTCCAGAAATACGGCGTGTTCAATTCATGTTGCGCGTAATCCCAAATCCAATTACGAGTTACAGTAAGCCCCTTGTCTCTATGCGGCAAAACAATGATATTTTCTTCGCCGACAATGGGCGCATATTTATCATGCTCCTGCTCTTCTACCACTGCCTTAAATGGGACGCCGATTCTTTGTAATGCACGTATTGTATAAGGCGTTTCATACCTGCCTTTTGTTGGCACAAATACAGGAAATTCAGGATTCATCTAATACTCTATAGCTCTTAAGGTCTAAATTATCTTTTTTGGGAAACCATATGCTTTTCGTTTTGCCGTTTACAGGTTGCCCTACAATTTGCCCGAATCGCTCCATGTCGGCCTCATTTTCAAAATGCACGGCTAGTTTGATGCCTGATATATCATCTTGCTCAAATTCCGGCATACCCGCCCACGCCTCTTTGTAATCAAGGTCATCCCCATCGCCAAAGGAATCCACCATTGCCGCCAAATCATCCTCATCAAAGCCGGTGATAAACTCATCCATATCCAATGCACTTAGCAGGGTCACAAGCGTCTCGTCATCCCACTGGCTCAGTTCCGAAGCGCGGTTGTCAGCGATAGCGTACCCGACGGCTGTCATGGCGGCATCCTCCACCATTACGGCGGCGATGTGCGTCCAGCCCAAAGCTTTAGCCGCTTTCCATGTGCCGTTGCCCTTTTCGATTTTGCCGCCCTCGCTGCGGTTAATGACAATCGGTGTTCGCTGGCCGTACTGTGTCAGGCTGGCGGCAATCATATCCACGTCATGTCCGGTACGGGCATTGGCAGGGTCAAGGTGACAATCATCAAGGGGGATGGCAAGGGGTAATAATTGGGGTGTGATATTGCAAATCATAGCCACATTATACAATATCTGGTCAATATACGCAGAAAGCGAAAATGCGCCACATTAGACGCATTTTCATCAGGAGAACCAGCCTTCAGGTGCTTACGCAAGGAGGAATAGCAAGTTCAGTATAGCATGAGCGCCACACGGTACGCAAGCAACAAAAAAGCGCCCGGCCGCAGGCGCTCTTTTGCGTATGGTCTGTTCTCAAGTCTGTCAATCCAATTGTGCTGTGCGTGTGAGGGGTGTACTACGGGGGTCAAAAAACGAGGTACGGCTATGGTAGCACTACCACCCCGCCCCGTCAAGATAGGCGGCAATGAGAACGGTCAGGAAGAGGATAACGGCGGCAATGATGGTGATATTGTTGATTGCGGCTTGTCGTTTGCTCATTCTGTCACCCCGCCTAATGTCTTGAGCAAGGCAATCATCACGTGCGCTTCTTTTGCGCTTACCGTGTCACGGTCGTACCGGCGCTGTTGTGCCGGGTGGATAATGTAGCCGCCCTCCGCCGTGCTGGTGCAGTAGCGGTTGAAGGCTTCGTTTTCGATGTCCTGCGCCATGTCGGTTAGCAGGTCAATAATGCGGGTTAATTGGTCATTGGTAATGGTTATCATATTCCACCCCTGCCAAATCGGCTGCAATTTGAACGACCTTGCAGCTTGCTGTATCCAACGTAATCGGCACGCTTGTACTTTTGCCGTTGTCTTTTATCGTTACCCATGTTTTACTCCATGCCAGCAATACAGGCGTCTCCATAAGTACCCGGTCGCCATTGTCGCCAATTGCCAACAGCCCTACCCACTGCTCGTCAGCATTGTCGGTATAGCTGATGGCCTCAAACGGCAAACTTACCTCAGCACTCCACTTTTGCGCCGTCACCTTGTCGCCCGGATAGTCTTGGTCATACCATTGCAATGTCACTTTTGCCCACTTGTCCCGCTCCATAATCGTCACGCTTGCCGGGTGCATCTCGGTGCGCACGTCGCGAGTATACGGCCCCATTGGCTGCGGGTTGGGTATCGGTCGTAAAATCAATACGGGTGATTCACCTGTCAGTTTCATCGTCTTGCCGCCTTTCCCCATTTGCTTGGGATGTGTTGATTGACAATATTGGGTTGTCGTCGGTAAAGCGCAATTTATACCAACGGCCGTCAGGCAGTAGTGTTACCACGCCTGCGCCAAAAGTGGCGTCCAATTGCCGGTTGATTGCGTCGTATGGTATTTTCATCGCCACGGCTCCCATTGCGACGCCCGCCAATCCGACCACGACCACGCCGCTTTTGGCTGCCGCTCTTCCACCGCGCCAAACGCGCGGGTATACGGCTGGGCGTTGACCACCTGCGCCTTGCCAACCGGCGCGTGAAACATGGTCACTGGCTTGCTTGCCCGCCCCTTCTCGATCAGCCGTGCCGCTAAACGGTGGACGTGTGACGCGGTCAGCTCTTGGCCCACCTCGATAATGCCTTCGTCCATCATGGCGCGGCGCACGGATTGCACGTTGCCGTAGTGCTTGCCGCATAGCTCATACAACAGGTCATTCGCTTCGCTTTGTGTAATTCGTGTCATCTGCTACTCAATCTCCTTGCCGATAATCCACGCAAGCCTGTGTTGTTTGACGGCGCGCCCGTCTTGCCCCACAAACTCTACAATAAAATGCCGGCTGGCCACCAATCTGCCGTCCGGTAACTCATGATAATTGTCACACCCGCGCCGGATGCTACGCGCGCCAGGCTCCCCATAGAACTGCCAGCCGCTGTCAGGCTCCCACGCCTCAATAATCGCTTGAGCGCCAATTGGCGCGCCGCAGGTGGGGCATGTGGGCACAGATGCGATAACAGGCGCGGGGACAATGAGCGGCCTTTGCATTACCATTCCCTCATGGCGCGTTCGTCGTCTGCCAGTGCATCACGCACGCAATTAATACAGGTTGGGTAATTTTCCAACGAACCGTCATCTAGCCACATTTGCCCGGCGGCTACTTGCTCGTCCATGCTGTGCCGGGTGGCGTCAAACTCGCCCCATTGCCAGCTTTTTGGATTGTGTAAAGATTGCAGATAGTTGCACACGCCCGCCCCGTTTCGTTCCATGTCCGCAAGCTCCGCTGGTCGGCTCTTAACCGTTGCGCCGCACTTGCAATCCCATTGTTTGCCGGGTGCGTGCGGAATGTCGTGGGCATTAAGGTAATCGGCAACTTGGGCATTACTCCAATAGAAAAGCGGGTTGATGAACTGAGCGCCCTCGCGGGCGGAGTACGGGCTGGTGAGCAATTGCCGCTTGCGGCTTTCGTCTTTGCGAATGCCGGATAATATCCACACGGCCGCACCGTCAACGCTCATTTGCTTTTCGGTAGCGGTGCGGTGGGCCAGCACCATCTTGCGATAAGCTCGGCCCTTTAGCCGATTTTGTATTTGCCCATGTACAGCGCTGCCGGGAAAGCCGTACTGCTCCACGTAGCGGGTGTAATAGACGCGGCCCTCGCCTTCGTAAAATTCCACCGGCAACCCCAGCCATTCCGCATAATCCCGTACCGACTGCTCCCACCCATCCATCTGCAATCCGGTACGGATAGCGGCAAGGCGCGGCAGATAACCGGCATCAAGCAGCCAGCTCTTGCACCGGTGCGCCATCACGCGGCTGTCATTGCCGCCTGAAAATGCAATCAGCACGGCCGTTGGTCGGCAGGGCGCAAGCGGTGCGTGTTGCAATATTTCCTCAACTGTCTGCGGGATAAACTCGCCAAATAAATTATGCATCTTTCCTATCCTCCACCGGCGTCACCATCACGCCGTCGGTTAGTTGCCATGCCAAATTGCCCATGCCGTAATAGCGGTCGCTGATGGCGTCATAGGCGACAACTGTCACCTGGCCGCCGAACTCGGTGGGGAATGTGGGCACAGATGCGATAACAGGCGCGGGGACAATGAGCGGCTTGGTCATTAGTATTCTCCGCAAAACAAACCGCATTGTATAGCAGGCTCCGCCTTGTGATTACCGGCATCTGGGTGTAACTCATCCAGAAATACCGGCTTGCCATTTTGCGCCAAAAGCGCATAGCCCAATTGCCGCTCTTTTTGTGCCATGCGCTCAAACACATCTGGAAATACGCGGCGGATATGATTCCAATACCCAATGCCACCCTTGACGCAGCCAGCAGCCAAACAATTGGCATTGTTGAATCCCATCGCATACGTCACCGGCTCGGCAATGCCGCGCTTTGCCAGAATGTGACGGCACTCCGCTTTAGTCAAACCCGCCTCAATCAACGGAAACACGGCATCCACTTCGGGGTTGTTGGCGACAAAGCGAGCGGCGCGGTCGCGCTCGGTCACATCATAGCCAAACACCTGTATATCACTACCAAGCCGCTCGTACTGGCGACGCGGCAGCTTTTTGAGTTCGGTTGTACATTTCGCGCCATATTGATTTTTAAAGAATCCGGTACTGTCATAAACTTCAAATGTATTTGCGTACCGCTCATTATGAATTATCTCCAGCGGCAACCCCAGCCACGCTGCAACGTCAATCATGAATCGGTAATTGTCTGGGTGTTCGCTGCCGGTATCGGTATTCACCAAATGCACCGGGTATTCACCGCGCCATTTGCCTGCCGCTAGCTTTGCCGCTATTGCCGATGTTACCCCGGCTGAAAACCATATCACAATCCGTTTATCACTCATAGCCCTCTATCCTCCACCGGCGTCACCATCACGCCGTCGCTCAATTCCCACCATAAGCCGCTGGTGCTTTGGTAGCGGTTGGTTGCCTTGCTATACGCCACAATGACGGCCTCGCCGCCAAACTCGGTGCGGTGGCTGTGCCCGGTGTGGCCGATTATGGCGCGGCGTTTTGCGCGTAAATCGTCTTGTGCTGCGCGGGTTGTTTTGCTCATTTTTGCCTCCTGTTACACTTGTTACACTTGTTACACTTGTTACACGTTTTTGCCAGTTAAACGCCTTATATAGGTATATATATTGGTTCATGCGGCAAATACGTGTAACGAAGTGTAACTGTAACAATTTTAATCGAGTAGGTGTTACACTTCATCTGACAAAAACCGA